GGGATCGCAATTGCCTTACGAGCAAGATCTCGATAGATAATCGAATCCCAGATTGCCGTAGTTCCAAGCGTATCGTTATAATTTACACCGCCGATGTAGGCGAGAGTGAGAACTAAAGTAATGAGACCTAGTTTGTCTTCAAGGCGATCCACAATCTCAACGTCTTTGATGTTGTAATCCACGAAAGTTTGATAGTTCTCTTCGTAAAGATTGTGCAGAGAACCATATTCTTCGTAGGACAGTTTTCCATCTCCAAGAACAACGTGTGCAATATGGCCCAACTTATAGGACTCCTGATTGCCATACGTGTGAGTCGTAAACTTTTTAAACAGATCCATGTAGTCCAGCTGAGCGATGCCGGTAATCTCGTAGATCTTCATCGGACGACCTTTGATTACGGTTTCTTTGGGTTCTACTTTGCCAAAAGGCGAAAGTAGATTTACGGTCCCCTGACCACATATTGAAATGATTCGATTCACGATATATGGAATATCGAAGCCGCGGCTATTCCACCCCGTGATAATGTCAGGATTGTTTTTTGGCATGGCGAACCAAGTTACAAAATCTAACATCATCGTTCGCTCATCGACGAATTGACGGTATTCGACTTGAGAATGAATTAGCTTTTTATCAGCATCATACGGTTTTGTACCCCATACGTAATATACGTCATCAATGCTATTTTTAACCGTAATGGTAATAATTTCGTGCAGCGCATCTTCGGGCTTTGGAAAGCCGTCATTCGACATTACCTCGATGTCAAGCGTGGAAACATTAATGACATTGCGATCGAAGTGGATTTCATCCGGAAAACGCTCTTGAATAAATTGAGCAACATAGCGAGTATTTCCATAGATCTTAAAGGATTCAAGGTTCTCGTAAGGAGCCATGAATTCTTTAGCATCTTTCATCGAATCAAACTTCATAGGCTCAACCGGAGTGCCATCCAGTGCAGTCCAGATGGTTTTCTCATGCTTTGAAGGGAGATACATGGTGGGCTTGAACTTCACACGTTCGGTTACGCGCTTACCGTTATTATAACCTCGGTAAAGGATATGCGAACCCCATCTGCTCACATTAGTATAGAATTTCATATTACAATCCTATCATGTTGTGCGGGTTTGTAAATAAAAAAGAGTGGTGACCGTAAAGCCACCACTCGTGCAAGGATCGACTAAGAGTTAATTAGTCTTGGATGAAGGTTGATCCAATCTCAATCTTCTTTGGGCGTTCTGATTCTGGAACAACCTTGGTGAGCGGAATCGAAAGAATTCCATTCTTAAGGTCGGCACCTTTTACCCGAACGTATTCTGACAGCGTAAAAGTTCTGGTGAACTTACGGGTTGAAATACCCTTGTGATTATAGACGCGGGTGTCTTCCATTTCGCCGCTGACAGTAAGGATTGAATCCTTTAGCTGAATGTCGAGGTCCTCCTTAGAGAATCCTGCAACGGCAATTTCCACCAAGAAATTATCGTCATCAAGGTAGACGACATTGTGCGGTGGGTATGTATCCTCTCTTAAGGAGACTCTGTTGAGCTCGTTGAAGAGATGGTCGAAGCCTACAAAGGCCGACCGTGGGAACGTGTATGTATTTCCTGACATGCTATTTTACCTCCAGTTATGCAAGGTTATGCAATCTCCGACAACCCCAGTTGGGCATTATCGGTCGATGGCGTTGGTGCCATCAAATTTATTTATATCACTTCGTGTTTCCGATATTGTACTTTGGGAGTAATTCCCAATTAGCTTTATCTCGGTACGGAATGATCTTAATCTGTCTGAGTGGTGCCTTATCCTTGGACTGTTCTGAATTTACAATTGAAACCAGACCCCAATCCGAAAGAAGGGTGGAAATTGTATTCCGTCTTTGTAAATCATTTACATTTAGATTGGAAGGCTTGCCATCAAGCAGAAACAGTTCTTTAAAATGTACGATGAAATACCGACCCTGCTTGTGCAGGATATGGCATGATTGGTATAGCTTGTTGGAAGACTTACGAGAAGCAACACCAATACGGGTGAGTGTCTCTCGAACTTTTAGAAAATCATCCGGCTCATTCAAGGTAATCTCAAGCATCATTGCAGGAGTCCATGCCACAGGGGTTTCGTCCACGACGGCCCCTTGGATAGGATCAATGCTTTGATTTGGTTGTTGAGCGTCCACCTTTAAATAGTCTTTGTTTAAGTTCGTTTAGTTGTTCGGAACTCAAAATCGTCAAAGCGGATCTAGCCTTTTCATTACTATATCCATAATGTTCTTTAACAATCAAGAGGTCTTCCGATTCGGTTGGTTTAAGCCATTTGCTGAATCGTTTATTCCTACTAACTATATTTATAAGATATTCATATTGGAGCCTCTTGTCCAAGTGATGATTTTGGTTCATCTCATTGGCAAAGCCCACGGTATCCGCAAAGTATGAAAGACCTCGATTCACCATAAACGGAAGGTATTGCTTTTCCGCAATATCGTCGACCATGATATTGGTCTTGGTCATGTTGATGGAATTAAGGTATTCAAACGGATTCATGTTATTGCTTCCATTCCGCACACGCCATAAGTTCGGTAATGCACGCCACAAGATTTAACTCATGGTCGGCAACGAATGCGTCTTTGTATTGATAATTGGCAAGAATGACCACGATGTTGGGTATGCTGTCGGGATTGGCATGCTCGGTCATATTGTCGTAAATCTTGCGGAAGATTGCCGCAGGTTCGGAATCAATGTTATTAACCACCCACGCACGACCAGCCTTGAAGTCCTTCTCCTTGAGAGCCTTGATCAACAAAGTAATGTTGGCATCCGAAAGGTTTGCAAGGATACCCTTGTCAATCTTTCCAGAAACCGAATAGCGTTGGCACTCATTGAGCACTCGGCGCCAGTCGGGAGCAAAGCGGAGAATGAGTTCGGCAACGACGGCTTGCTCATACTGAATACCTTCTGATTTAAGGATGAATTCAAGACGCTTCAGAAAAGCATTGGCAAGTGATGCCATTTGTTTCTTGGAAGTATTGAATTCAATTACGGCGCATCGGGAATGAAGTGGTTCAATGACGCGATTCTTAAAGTTACACGTAAGAATAAACCGACAGTTGTTGCTGAATTCCTCAATGAAGCCACGAAGCGCGGGCTGCGTGGAAGATGGATTCAGGTAATCCGCTTCATCTAGGATAATGACCTTGGGTCCTCTGGAGTGCAGAGATACCGATGAGGCAAACTGACGAATCTTGGTACGGAGAACATCAATGCCGGATTCTTCCGAGCCGTTAATGATCATATAGTCAAGATCAAGCATGTTGCACATTGCGCGGGCAACAGTTGTCTTACCAAGACCAGCGGTACCAGTGAGAAGCATGTTCTGCATCTCACCAGACTCAACAATGCTCTTAAAGGTCTTTAGAAGACCCTCTGGAAGGATACAGTCATCAAGTATTTGAGGACGGTACTTTTCAACCCACAAAAATTCATTAGAGTTTGTCAACATAGGGTCTATTATACACCAGTGACAATGGTCTTGTAAACCTCTTTAATCTCCGAAGTTTCGTTTTCAAACTCAACCACATTCTGTTTGTGGTACATCATTGCGACCTTACGGAACGTCTTGGTCGGAAGTTTGTATTTGTCTTCCAGTGCTTTTAGAATCTCACGGATCTGCTCCTTTTGTGTTTGCATCTCCGACATAGCTTCAGAGATTTGATCAAGGGCGGTGAGGATGGCTTTGCGGTCTTCAGCCGAAGTAGGAATGTTGCTCATAATAAAAAAGTGGTGGGTTCTTTAATGACTGCCCCACCAAAAGTCCGTACGGAGTTAGAACAATTACGCTTGAGCCGGAGCTTCTTGCTTTGGCTCTTCAGTTGGCTTCGGAGTGCTTGCCTTTACAAAGGCTTCAAAGCGACTGCGGAGTGCACCGATTGCGGTGAGTTCTGGACCTTCAAAGGCTCCACGACGGGAGACGATGTCGATCATTTGAACCACTGCGGCAAGGTCATTAAGACCAAGTTGCGGAGCGGCTGCTGGTTGTTGTTGTTCTGGTATTACTTTGCTGTTGTCCATATATGTTTCCTAGGTTATCGACTCCTTAAGCGAACGTCGAAGTTTTTTCCAAAGCAATCCAATACTCCACCGGGAGTGTGGTATGCTTTAGATGAGCGATCAATTTAGAACTAATCTCTACCGTGTAGTCACCAGAAACCATTTTCAGGTTGGAGATGACCATGATGAATGAGAAAACCTCTTTGCAAGCATTGTTCTCATCAACCACGATGGAGTATTTATTCGCAGAGGCATTCTTTGCATCGGTAAGATTTACAATAATTTTGCCATTTTCACCCTTGATTTCAATGTTGGCGTGTCCGAGGACTGCTGACGCCTTACGAATCTTGTTGAGGGTGTCTTCGGAAAGAATGAAGGTGACTTCTGGATTCGGCATGGTTACCTGCTTGGACGGAGCCGTAAGAAGGTCCATGGAAGCATAGAAGTACCGAATGGAAGTCTTTCCATCCTTAATTGTAATCGAATCGTCGCTGAATGACAACTCTGGATCGTCTACAAGAGTGAGTGTGGAAAGGAATTCATTCAGGTCATAGATACCAAATTCCTGAGGAAAGGTTTCGGCGACTGTGGCGGATGCCATGATGTTCTTGGCTTCCGCGATTGTAGCAATAGAACTGCCAGCCTTGAATACCATATTCGGATTAATTCCGGCAAAGTTTTTAAGGAGCTTGATTGTATTTTCTGATAGTTTCATAACTTAAAAAGCTGTGGCTGCGTGTCCCGTATCATGTTCGTAAAGGAAAAAGAGGCACGCGGCTGCGTGTCCCAGGTGATGTCGGCCCGTTTCAGGATCAAAACGCTCACCACGTTTCCATGCCCAGAGATGGCGTTGGAGTGCATCAAAATACCGACGTTCGGATTCTGGTACATGTCTCCAATTTTCTCGGGCATATTTCTTGGCTCCGATGGTAAGAACCTGCGCCAGTTCCTCAAGCGCAAACGGTGGAATCAAACCGTATTCCGGCTTGTCCGAATCATATTTGCGACCTTCGAGGGGAGACTGTTGCTCGATTTGTTGTTCCATGGAAAAGGAAAAGGGCTGCAGGGTGTTGAGTCCTGCAGCCTTTGTAGTTCACTTATTAGACGCTGGCAAGAGCCTTGGTGTCGAGACGGTACTTATAAACCGTTTGACCTTGGGCATTCTTACGGCGGTTCGTGTAGATGGGGAGACCATCGTCACGAAGTTGAGCTACGACCGCAGATGGGTTCGCGATGCTGAGGCGCTTTGAGGCTTCGGCAATGGTAACCTCTGTGCCTTTGGCAAGAAGTTTAAACAGGCGAGCTTTCTGGGTGGATGTATTGCTATTCATATTATCTATCTTTCAGTTTGGTCCTATTGTTTTAGTTGCTTATGATTGAAGGGACCAATTCAACCATAAGAGAATCATATATTGTTGCTTGTGTTTGTAAACAACAAAGTGAATTTATTTTCAGAAGTCGCTCAATGGCGGTACCGCTGCCACTGGAGTGGCTGCTGGAGCTGGATTCACCGAAGCATCAATCTTGGAGTAAAGATCGGCAAAGGCGATTTTGGTATCATCGTCGAACCGAGAGATACACATATTGATCGACTTGAGCCGGTCGCGGAAGATTGAGAAGGTGTGTGCAATATGGCACAGGCGACGAGTGGAAATCACTTCGTCAACACCGCCATCCGCAAACGTTTTGCGAATGACTTCCGACCAGGTCACAAGACGGTCGGCAAACTCTTCGTCAACGGCATTGTACTTTTCCATGTGCTTCACAACGATTTTGCGTTCGGTTGCCAATGGTGGGTACGTCTGCTCGATGGTGCATACAAAGCGTTCCAGGAAGGCTTCGTCGATAACTGTAGCAGCCACAAACCGACCATCCTCGGAACCCTTGCCCTTGGTATTTGCGGTGGCAATCACATTGAAGCCGGGAGCCGGACGAATGACTTCGCCAGTCTTTTTGATCAGAATGGGCTTGCCTTCGAGGACGCCTTGGAGACACATGATTTTGTTGCTGGAACGGTCGATTTCGTCGACGAGGAGGATTGCACCACGTTCCATGGCCTTGACCACGGGACCCTTGGCAAATACAGTCTCACCGTTGAGGAGACGAAAGCCACCGATAAGATCGTCTTCGTCGGTTTCTGGTGAAATCTGAACGCGGATGTACTCGCGGTCGGCAGCCGCGCAGGCTTGTTCGACCATCATGGTCTTACCATTGCCCGACAGACCCGCAATAAAGATGGGATAGAACGACCGCGATTTAACCACGGTGGAAATGTCGGAGAATTCACCCCAACGAATGTAGGTAGGATCGCTTTGCGGAACGTAGGCGTCGGTATTCACAATTGAATTGACCGAGGTGGCCAGTTTCATTGTGGCAGGAGCCGGAGTCATAGGAACCACTTGGGAAACGGTGGTCGACGTGGTAGGACGAAGGAGACTCGTATAGTCATACGTACCCTTGTGGACGCGGTAGGCATCTGCAAAGATGTCGCTGTAGTTCTTATAGACGAAACCATGGGTTGCAGCCACGCCGTCGATGACTTTACGGCGGAACACCGTAACATCGGGATGAAGCTCCTTAAGGGAAGCGAGGATAGTGAGGGATGCTGATTTCATAATATAAATGGTCAATTAATTTGTTATAGTACTATCATACATTAAACCGCATGAAAGTAAATCACTTAGATTGTTCTAAGTTGTTGATAGTCAATAATCGTTAGGAAATTGTTTCGGCAAACTTAGAAACGAACACTCGATTCACCTGTTTTGACTTGGAGAATTCGGAAAAAGCCTTGGCCATCTTGGAGCGGGTCATGTCCGAAGTGATGTTGAAATCTTCGTCCTCGGTATCAAGGTCGGAGCCAGAAGCAACAACAAAGTATTGGTCATAACCGAAACCATCCTCAATGGCAACCGATTTGTTTTTCTTGTAGTCCTTGGACAGTTTGGTCTGCCAGAGGGCGTAGGCGGTATGATGGTCGGTCTTTTTTGGACGGCTTACAAGCGCATTAATTACATCCCGTTGGGCACTTGAAGTGTTGGAAGGAATGAAGAAACCAATGGCTTTGGTACCAGTGGTAATACGCAGATTTCTGATTAGCTCTGCGCTAAGGGCTTCACCGCGAGGAGACTTTACACGGCGACCGTTGAGTGTAAAGTTAAGGTTGACTTCATACCCAGCTTGCGAACGATTTTCATCATAAGATTTATTTGAAAATGTACGCATATGTTGCCCTTCGCCGTCGGTAAGGAATACCGTGGTCATTTTCTGAACTTTATGTTTTTGTTTGAATTTGGTGACGAGGTCGTGCGCAGCAATAATGGTCTCATTCAGAGGGGTATTGCCAAGACGTTCGTATTTGGATTGAACGTAATTGCTTTGGGTTTGTTCGAAGAGCCCGTGGAGGGCTTTTTGATATTGATTCTTGGACATCGAAGAGTTAATGAGGTCGAGAATGACAACACTGTCGACAATGATTTCTCCGTCCTTACGACCACTATTTTGATCGTATGCATTTACATAAGGGCGCGAGTCGTTGTCGCCGGTAAAACCATAGACCTGGAAGGGGATACCGGTTGCTTTGCAGAACATGCTGAGATTGATCACGTGTTTCAGAACGTATTTGATCACCTCGTTCATCGAATAAGAGTAGTCGATAAACATCATCATGCCATGGCTTTTTGCATTGGCCAATTGGGTTACACTCAGGAAAATGTCGTCGGTGACTTTGTAACCGTGTAGTTTGTTGACATTTAGGATGCCAGTCTGAGCCACGGTTGCGCGGTTATACTGATAGGCGGCTTTGCGCATCTCGAATTCCTTACCCAGCACGCCCACAAACTTCTTGGTGCTCGCAATAAATTCGGCATATTCCTTGGAGTACGTTGGGCGAGTACCGCCGTAGATAGAAATTTGCTTTTCCCAAGCGGCATCGCGGTCGGCGGTAATGGTCTCATTTGAGATAACCGTTGCAGCCAAATCGCGTTTTGATGGAGGGGTGCAATAGTTTGTGGTACGAACAGACTCGCTGGTATCGACAAGACTCTTGGCTTGTTTTTCAAAGTGAGAGTTGGTGGTAATTTCTGGAACGGTACCATAGTGATTCGGGTCGAATTCCGACTTGGGAGCAGCATCGGTTTTTTGTTCGTTACCTTTGGTGTCCTGAGTAGGAGCAGATTGGTTCTTTGAGGGCTTGTTTGATTCAACACCCATAAGGTCGTCAATGGCGTCCTTAAGATCGGCATCACCATCCTTGGATTTATCATCGGCTTGGTTTTCACCCGGCTCGCCTTGCATGGGCTCGCCTTGAGCCGAAGGGTCGGCTTCCCGCTGTTGGTTGCCGGGCTGTTCGGTTTTATTTGCACGCGGCTCGGTAGCTTTAGGATTCTCCTCGGCTTGAGCCTGAGCCAAATTTTGAAGCGCAATGGCAGCAGCCACAACGTCGTCCCAGGTCTGTACAGCCATCACCTGATTTACAACGGCTTGCTCATCCGAAGAAAAAGCAATGTTGATGGAAGAAGCCAATTTGGCTTTGAGATTGACACGGTCGCCGATGGCAAGAGCCTGAACGTCTTTGCCTTTGATGCCGAAGAAATCCTCGGTATTGAGCACGTCATAACCGCGGCGGAAGGAACCGACGAGGCCGGGATACGTGGCACGAATCATTTTCTCGATCCGCACATCCTCAACGATATTGAGGTAGTCCTTGCGGCAGGGAAGTTTGCCGTCCAAAGCATCGCGTGGAGTGTAAAGGGCGTGACCGACCTCGTGACCAACCAACAGATCGTACACATCCTTGCCTTTGTCTTTCCACACTGGAAGACCAAGCACGCGGTTTTTGACGTCGAAGAAAGCCGTCTGAAACTTGCCGTGTTGAACAGAAATGTTCTCCTTGGAAAGCAGGCGAGCCAGCATTGATTGTTGTTCTGATCCGTTATTCATTATGGTACTACTATATGTTGAAAACACATAGAAGTAAAACAAATAATGACGGAATGGCGTACACTAAAACTAAGTGTAATACCATCAATAACTTATGCTTATCTTATTTGCAGTGGCTAAAGTTCTTTTCCTTGTAGAACTCTAGTTTTGCGCTGAATTTACCATCCAAAGCGTCGGTTTTATGGCTGATAATGAAGACGTTCGTATTGTCTTCCAGAGTCTTCAGAATCTTAATAAGGTTCTCCACACCATCGGAATCCATACTGGAATCGAAGGTCTCATCTAGAATCAATAGATTTGTGGAAATAGAGTTCTTCATACGGGCAATCTGGCGCCATGTGAAGAGAAGGGCAAGGTCGATCCGTTGTTTCTCGCCTTCCGAAAAGGAAGCATAGGAGAAGTCATCGCGGTGGCGTGAACGAATGGTCTCATTGAAGGCTTCATCAAGATTGAATGAAACAAAGAAGTCCAATACCTGAAGGTAGCCATTAATGAGCTTATTCATTACCGGGAGGTACTGACGAATGACCTTGGTCTTGATGCCAGTGTCCTTCAGCATTTCGGAGATGGCTTGATTGTAAGTACCTTCCTCATAATAACCGGCGCGGCGGTCATTCAGTTCACCCGAATTTGAATTTAAAGCGGAGAGTGCGTTTTCAGCAGAAGCAATGTCGGTATTCTTACTCTTGGCAGATTCAGCTTCCAGTAGTTTAATTTGCTTCTGGATTGAAGACACCGTCATATTGTTCGAAAGGATTATGTTATTCAGCTTTGAATAATCATTCAACTTTTCGGCAGTAGCATTAATTCCATTGCTAACAGTATTCAACTCATTAATAAGATCATTTCTTGCTTGAGACAGTTCATCGTTCTTTAGTTTTACCTTACCCAGCTTTTCTTCCTTAAATGCAGCATTGAGCACCTGAGAACACGTTGGGCAATTATTGTTCTCCTCATAGAACTTGGCGTCACGGACCAATGCTTTAATCTTAGCTTCGATCTGGGTCTGATACGTCGCCAACTTATTCTTTGTGTTTGTGAGCCTGAGTGATTCTTTCTTTACGGTATCAAGGTTGGTACCTATGGTCTTATTGATGCCATCGTTCTCCGATATAAGTTCATCAATCTCCTTCTGAAGCTCTTGAATCTGTATCACATTCTTTGCGACATTCTCGGCATCTAGGTTCTTAAGGTCACCAATGTACTTCTCCTGCATCTTAATTTTTTCACGAACAAGATCAATTTCATAGTTGGTGTTGGTGAGCAGTTCTCTTAGCTTGGCACTGCGCTCTTTAAGCACAATGTTCATCTTGGTGAAGATGTTAATGTCCAATAGGTCCTCAATCACCTCTCTGCGCGCATTATTGGGTAACTGCATGAAAGGAACAAAAGAAGATGAACCGAGTACCACAATCTGGTGGAACGACTTATGGTTCAGCTTGAGGATGTTTTGCTCAAGGATTTTCTGGTAGTCACGACTATGTGACTCCTGGTTGATAAGGACGGTGTTCTGGTAGATTTCAAAGATGCCAGGTTTCAGACCGCGGACAATACGGAAGGCAGTTGGACCGACATTAAACTCCACCTCAACGATACAATCTCTATTGTTAATTGAATTGACCAACTGTGGCTTATTAATGTCGCGGTGAGGTTTACCAAAGAGCGCAAATGAGAGTGCGTCAAGGATCGTAGATTTACCCGAACCGTTGTGCCCCACAATAAGCGTGGTGGGGCTTTTCAATAGGTCGATGCTGGTAAAGTAATCACCCGTCGAAAGGAAGTTTTTGTATTTAAGAGACTTGAAAACAATCATACTATTTCTAAATTTTGAGCTTCGGCGTAGAGTTCTCTTAGTTTTGACTTTAGCGCATCCTTATTGAGGGATGTTTCTGCTGCGTCGACATAAGTATTTAACAACTCTCCGGTATCCGATATAGACTCTAACGCATCCTGCTCAACATTGGAAGCCAAAAATTCGTCAAAGTTTTCGGCAATCTTAATTTCGTGAATCGGACGCTTCTGAAGCCGATCAAGGAATCGGTCAAACTTAAAGAGGTCCTTCTTTGATTTAACCACGACCTTAACAAAGTGATGATCAAAGGTACTTACATCAATACCATCAACGTCATATTTCTCATCATACATGAACTTTGAGAAGATCGTGAGAGGGTTTCTCACGGGAGTAATTTCCCGAGTCTCCGTATCAAACACATGGAAATACTTTGGGTCATCCACATCTGCCCACGTCATTTCAAACTGTGTACCGAGATAGTGGACATTGCCCTTGGTCGATTTAGTATGGTAGTGTCCCGAAAGTACCGCTTCAAAGCGTTTAAATACATCGGCAGATTCGCCGTGGGTCGCTTGTACACCGGGTTGCATATCAAAGCCCGCAAGTTCCAAGTGAGCTCCCAGAATGGGAGCATCACAGGTCTGAATAAAATTCATTGACTCTGCATGGTTCTCTGGATTGATCCATGGAAGCATTGCAATCTTGCAGGAGCCATACTGCATTACCCGTGGTGTCATAATGATATTGATGTTATTCACAAAGTAACCAAGGAGCTCTTTCAGCGAGCAAAGGTCATTCGTATTCTTGTACACCACATCATGGTTACCAGGAATAATGTCCATCATCATTCCCCGTTCGACCATGGGCTCCAGAAAGGTCTTACGGTTATGGTTCAGCGCAGTAAAGTTAATGTACTTTCGATGATCATAGAAGTCACCAAGATGAAGAATCTGTTTAATGCCATTCTTGTCGCAATAAGGAAAGAACACTTCATTGTAGAATTTGGCAAAGTAGTCGAGAAAGATACCTGAAGCATTTCTGGCACCGGTGTGGCTATCATTTAGTACGGCTATTTTCATACTTCGGGCATAAAGAATTCAAGTTCCGTCTTTTCCTTCTTTTTAAATTCCTTTACTGCTTTATCTACTGTTTTTACCTTATCAATTCTATTCTTGAGGACATCAATGAAACCCGTCTCCACACCATAAGTGAATTCGGAACCGTTCAAGCTCTCCGACATAAAATCGGTAATACCTGCATGCTCGATGTAACGAGTTTTAATGTCTTGCTGCTTCTTCTCCTTCATGATTCTACGGATGAAAGCATAGTAATTGATCTGAGTAAAGTAGGCAAAGGCATTAGGAGAACCAGTGCGCGTGGCAGCCTCGATATTGTAATTCATGATGGCCTTAATGCAGTTCTCCACTCCGTCCATTACCATTTCCTCGCGGTAGGTATAGTGGATAAAATTAGGTTTATGAGACAGACCCTCTGCAATACGGAGGAAGCAACGCCCTATGTATTCCGTGATGCGTGGTATCTCCGTGCCAGCCTCTTTGGCTTTTTTAACCGAGTTGACATAATCAACTACGTTCTGCGAGAACTCACGGTTGTTAACGTAATGAATTCCTTCTCTTTTGGAGGGCTTTAAAGGCTTTGTAATAGTTTCCATAATTTTACTTATTCATAACATTACACCATTAGTCGCATATTGTAAATAACAAAAGATTAAACATTTATAAAAGGTAAACGCAAATTTGTTGTTTACATCTCCAAATTCATTGTTATAATGAATCTCTATTCAACTTAAGGGATACTAGTTCTTATGCCGGTCTTGGTCCGAATTAAACTTAAAATTCAATTGGTCGAGCCAGGACTCCTCTTTCTTCTTACCTGTTGGCTCCGGAACTTCCTCGTTGTGTCTCTGCGCCACAATTCTTGCGTATTCTTCCTTGGTTGTTTCATCTGGAATTGCAGCACTTAGAATGTGCATCTTCCGAATCATATGGATTCTTGAGTCTGTCCCTTGAAACCATGGAGCATAATAGGTTAAAGCCTTAATGCCTTCCGGTGTAGAATTACTGATAATGTTAATCTGAAGAGGGTCCCGAATAAGGATGTTTTCATCTTGATCAGAAAGAACCTGACAGAGAAGCGAATCACCAGAGGTGAGCTTTAGAATCATACAAAGGTCATACATGCTCATAGTGAGACCTCATAGATTTTATAATTGAACTTTTCTTTGGAGTATAGTTTAATTCTTTCAGCAGCATGATCCAGTGTGTAGTTACGAGACTTCTTCCAATGAAGGTCATCGGCAATATCAAATACCTTTGTGGCGACTCCATTGTCCGACTTGCGTAGTCCACGTCCGATGGACTGAAGCACACGAATCTGAGATTTTGAAGGAGAAGCAAACACGATTGAATGAATGTTTCTTATATTTATACCAGTAGAAAAAGTACCAAGACTGGCAACAATGATGCAATCAC